GAAGAAGAAGAGCCACCGGTTTCCCATGCAGACAATAAATCGGGCCTCTGGACTAATCAAATGGCATTCAAATGGCAGGCGTAAAGGGCAAGAGCGGCGGATCGAGGCCGGGGGCTGGCCGCAAGGCTGTCGAGCCGGTCCTGATCACGCCCGAAGCCGCCCAGGTCGTGCCCGGTGAGCCGCTGGACCCGCGCCCGACCCTGGAGCTGATCGCGCTCGGCCACATGGAGGTGAGCCAGACGCAGATGAAGGCGCTGCTGGCTCTGCTGCCCTACGTCCACACCAAGAAGGGCGAGGGCGGCAAGAAGGATGCCCAGGGCGCGGCGGCCAAGAAGGTAGGCGCCGGGAAGTTCGCAGCCGCGGCCCCGCCGCTGAAGCTGGTCGCTCGCTGATGCCCGAATGGTCGACAGCCTGCCCTGAATGGGCCGCGCGGCTGCGCGCGGGTGAGTCGATCATCCCGCCGCCGATTTTCCCGGCGCAGGCCACTCAGGCGTTGGAGATATTCAAGCAACTGCGCATCGTGGACGCGCCTGGCAGTCCAACGTTCGGCGAGGCGTGCGGCCAGTGGGTCTTTGACTTCGTGGCCGCCATCTTCGGCGCTTACGACGCAGAGACAGGGAGGCGGCTGATCCGGGAAGTGCTGATGCTCATCCCGAAGAAGAACAGCAAGAGCACGCTGGCGGCCGGGATCATGGTCACGGCAATGATCCTGAACTGGCGGCAGTCGGCCGAGATGATCATCTTGGCGCCCACGATCAAGATCGCGAACAACGCTTTCGCGCCGGCCCGCGACATGATCAAGGCCGACGATGAGCTCGTCGAGCTGTTCCAAGTGCAGGATCACATTCGGACGATAACGCACAGGACGACGAAGGCAACGCTGACCGTCCTTGCTGCAGACAGTGACACGGTCGGCGGCAACAAAGCCAGTTGGGTGCTGATCGACGAAGAGTGGCTGTTCGGCAAGAAGGACAAGACTGAAGCGATGTTCCGCGAGGCGACGGGTGGCCTGACTTCCCGCCCCGAGGGCATCGTCATCAAGCTGAGCACGCAGTCGGACGAGCCGCCTGCTGGCGTATTCAAGAGCGATCTTCGCCGCATGCGCGACATCCGCGACGGCAAGGTGATCGATTCGACCTCGTTGCCAGTGCTGTATGAGCACCCGCCCGAGATGATTGCGACCGGCGATCACATGAGGTTGGAAAACCTCCCGATGGTGAACCCGAACTTCGGGATCTCGGTGGATGAGGAGCACCTTCGGCGCGAGTTTGAGAAGGCTGATCTTGAGGGCGAGCATGCCTTGCGCGGCTTTCTCGCCAAGCATGGCAACGTCGAGGTGGGTCTGAACCTCCGCTCCGACCGCTGGGCCGGCGCCGACTTCTGGGAGCAGCAGGGCACGGTAAAGGGCCTGACGCTCGACGCCCTGCTCGAGCGCTGCGAGGTGGTGGATGTCGGCATCGACGGCGGCGGCCTGGACGACTTGCTCGGCCTGGCGGTGATCGGCCGCGACAAGAACACGCGGGAATGGCTGCTGTGGACCCGTGCTTGGGCGCATCCGTCTGTGCTGGAGCGCCGCAAGGAGATTGCGCCGCGGCTGCACGACTTTGCCAAGCAGGGGAATCTGACCCTGGTAAAGAACATGGGCGATGACGTGTACGAAGTCGCCGAGATCGTCGCGCAGTGCGAGGCATCCGGCCTGCTGGACAAAGTCGGTTGCGACCCGGCAGGCCTCGGCGGCATCCTCGATGCGATGGTAGAGGCGGACGTACCGCAAGACAAGGTGATCGGCATCTCCCAAGGTTGGAAGATGACCGGCGCCATCAAGACGGCCGAGCGGAAGCTGGCCGAAGGAACGCTGATCCATGGCGGCCAGCCCCTGATGGCCTGGAGCGTCGGAAACGCGAAGGTAGAGCCGAGGGGCAATGCGATCGTGATCACGAAGCAAGCCAGCGGCTCCGCAAAGATTGACCCGCTGATGGCGACATTCAACGCCGTCACCCTGATGTCCCTGAACCCTGAGAGTGCCGAGCACACGCAGGGATTCGTAGACCTGAACGCATGACCACAAACCTCAACCTCTCTGCCAAGGCGCATGTCTCGCGCGTCCTGACGGACTGGGCAGGCTCGCGTCCGGGTGCTTTCGAGCGCATGGGCATCAAGAATGCGACCGTCGTCAGTTCGAACATCGACGGCATGAACGCGCTGTTCCAGCCGATCACGTCGCCTTCGGGCTTTGCGGTGACGGACAAGACCGCGATGCAGGTCAGCACGGTGTTTGCCTGCCTTTCGAAGATCAGCGGCGCGATGCTGCAGCTCCCGCTGAACAAGTACCGCTTCGACTCGGACGGCGACCGCGAAGAGCAGCCGCGCGACAACCTCTGGTACATGCTGAACGAATCGCCGGCCCCAGCGTGGACCTCGGCGAGCTGGAAGGAGTGGATCGTCCGCTGCGTCCACCTGCGCGGCGACCAGTTCACCGAGATCGTCCGAAAGGGCCGCTTCTCCACCGACGTGGCGCGGCTCAAGGTCCACCATCCCGACTGCGTGGTGGTGCGCCGCGTTGTCGACCGCCTGGCCTACGACGTTTTCGACCTCGAGACGATGAAGGGCTACACGGTCGATCAAGACGACATGCTGCACTTCGCTGGCTTCGGCTTCGACGGCCTGCGGTCCCTGTCGGTGATCCAGTATGCCGCCAAGACGGGCATCGGCAACAGCCTGGCCGCGGCCGACTACATGGGTCGGACGATCGGCGAGGGCGCGATGCCTCAGATCGCCCTGAAGTACCCGAACAAGATGGCTCCTGATCAGCAGGATTTGCTGCGAAAGAGCTTCGTTGCGACCTACGGCGCCGGCACGGGCTCGCGCAAGCTGCCTCTGGTGCTGACCGAGGGTGCCGACGTGGCCGAATTGAGCATCAGCCCGGCCGACCTCGAGATCATGGCGCTTCGCCGTTTCGAGCGAGAAGACATCTGCCAGGCCACTGGCGTGCCTCCCGTGATGATCGGCGAGAACGAGAAAACCTCGTCGTGGGGCTCTGGAGTCGAGCAAATCACGCTTGGTTTCGTCAAATACACGATCAAACCCCACCTAAAGCGGTGGGAAGAGGAGCTGAACCGGAAGTTGTTCCGCAACGCCGGTCCTTTCCTCTCGTTCGACCTCGACGAACTGCTCCGCGGCGACAGCGCGGCGCAGACGGCCCAGTTCAAGGCGGCGCTCGGCGGCCCCGGCTCTGGCGACGGGATCATGTCGGTCGACGAGGTCCGCAAGCTCAAGAACCTGCCGCCACTCGGCGGTGAGTACGCCAAACCTTTCCTTGCACAGCGCGGCACGCCCGCTGCTTCCGCCGCTGCGCCGGCTCCTGCACCCAATCCAGCCGAATGAAGCGCGCAATCCTCCAGATCAATCAGTTCCACCTTGGGCGGTTGCTGCAACTGCCGGCCGGTGTCGAGGTCGTCGACGCACGCATGGACCCTGAACGTGTCGGGTTGCTGCTTTTGAAGGTCGAAGGCGCCGGCTACGAGCTTGATCACGGCTGCGTGATCCCGAAGTTCAACGGCACTGTGACGAAGACCGGCGACCGAGAAGTAATCGACTGGGGTTTCCCCAAAGAGGACCACGAATGAAAATCAACAAGCTGATGCAGCTCCTGAAGGACAACGCCCGCGCCGATGCCGCGCCGGCTGCGCTCCGCTGCGAGGTGGCCGACGACGGCGCCCATGTCTACGTCTACGACGTGATCGACAGCTACTGGGGCGCCTCCGCGGCGTCGCTGGTGTCTGCGCTGGCCTCGGCCGGCGACAAGACGGTCCACATGCACATCAATTCGCCCGGAGGCGATGTGTTCGAAGCCCGCGCGATGGCCGCGGCGATCGTCGGCCATGCCGGCAAGGTCGTTGCCCACATCGACGGCGTTGCAGCTTCGGCGGCCACCTACCTAGCGCTGGCCGCCTCCGAAGTCCGTATGACGGACGGCGGCCTGTTCATGGTGCACAACTCGTGGACCATGGCGATGGGCAACCGCACCGAACTGCGCTCGACCGCCGACCTCCTCGAAAAGATCGACGGCACGATCTCGGCCGACTACCAGCGCAAGACCGGTAAGTCTGCCGACGAGATCGCCGCACTGATGGATGCCGAGACCTGGATGACGGCGCAGGAAGCGCTCGACGCCGGTTTCATCGACGTCATCGACGCCAACACCAAGGGCGAGAAGGCCAGCGCGCAGTGGAACCTGAGCGCCTACGCCAACGCGCCGGCCCCCGCCGCGGAACCCGAGCCCGACCTGGCCGAGAAGGTCGCCGCCCAACTCACCCACAACCGCAACCGTCTCCGGTTGTTCCAGATCTAGCGCGTCTCCCGCGTCAGAGCAGAGCCCCTTTCGAGGGGCTTTTTTTATGTCCGTCTCATTACCTGAAAGGCCAAAAATGAGCATTCAAGCCCTCCGGGAGCGCCTCCAAGCCTCCAGCAAAGCCGCAAACCACATCCTCGCGGAGAAGGGTTCGCAAGTGTGGACTCCCGAAGATCAATCGGCGTTCGACGGTCACGTCTCCGACGCCGAGCGCTGCAAGGCGCAGATCGCGGCCCACGAGAAGATGATCGCCGAAGACCGCGATGTCAACTTCACCGACTCGGCCGACTTCCGCGTCAAGGATGTCAAGGAAAAGTCGGAAGCCAAGAAGGCGTTCGACACGTTCCTTCGCAAGTCCTTCAAGGACATGTCGGCCGAAGAAATTCAGTCGGTGCGAAACACGATGTCGACCACGACCGGCTCGCAAGGTGGCTTCACCGTGCAGTCGGAAGTCGCCTCGACGCTGATCGACCTGCTGAAGTCCTACGGCTTCATGCGCGCCGTCGCCTCGCAGATGACCACCGACAAGGGCAACCCGCTGTCGTTCCCGACCTCGGACGGCACCGCGGAAGTGGGCGAGTGGATCGCGCAGAACACGACCGCGACCGCCGCGGACCCGGTGTTTGGCTCGGTGGCCCTGAACGTGTTCAAGGCGTCGTCGAAGATCATCGCCGTGCCGTTCGAGCTGCTGCAGGACAGCCAGATCGATGTCCAGGGCATGGTCATGAAGCGCGCTGCCGATCGCATCGGCCGCCTAGGCAACGTCGGTTTCACGACCGGCGGCGGCACGACCGACCCGAACGGCATGATCACCGCTGCCTCGGTCGGCAAGACCGGCATCGTGGGCCAGACCCTGACCGTCATCTATGACGACTTGGTCGACCTGATCGACTCGCTGGACGTGGCCTACCTGGGCGCGCCGTCGTCGAACCCGGAGCTGGCTGGCGCCGAGCCGGGCTTCATGTTCAACCAGACCACCCGCCGCGTGATCCGCAAGATCAAGGACACGGCTGGCCGTCCGATCTGGATGCCGAGCTACGACGAGGGCATGTCCTCGGCGACGCCCGACCGCCTGCTGGGCTACCCGGTCTACCTGAACAACGACATGGCCGTGCCAGCCGCCAACGCGAAGACCATCGCATTCGGCAACTTCGGCAAGTACATGATCCGCGACGCCATGGACGTGACCATGTTCCGCTTCGACGACTCGGCTTACATCAAGCTGGGCCAGATTGGCTTCCTGGCCTGGGCACGCATGGGCGGCAACCTGCTGGACGTGAACAGCGTCAAGCTGTACGCCCACTCGGCCACCTGATCCACAGCGATCCAAGCAAAAGCCGCCCAGCCTCACCGCCTGGCGGCTTTTTCATTGGCGTTCAAGGAGAAACACATGGCAAAGAAACAGGAGCCGGCAGACGACGGCAAGGTCAAGGCGCGCGTCATCTTTGCCGGCGCCTTCGGCCGCATGAACGAGGTGGTGCTGCTGGACAAGGCTGCTGCCGAAGCCGCGCAAGCCTCGGGCGACATCGACACGCACCCGGAAGCTGTCGCCTACGCCGAAAGCCTGAAGGGCTGACATGGCGCTCCAACTCCAGACCGCCGCGACCGCTGACCCGGTGACCTTGGCGGAAGCCAAGTTGCACCTGCGCGTCGACATCACGGCGGATGATGCCCTGATCACGTCGCTGATCACGGCCGCAACGCTGGACGCGGAGCACATCTCGGGCCGCGCGCTGATGCCGCAGAAGTGGCTTCTGACGCTCGATTCGTTCGTCAAGCCGACCGCGCAGTGGGGCATGTACGTGCCGGCTGTGCAGTCCATCGACCTCCCGCGGCCTCCTGTGACGGGGGTCGACTCGATCAAGTATGTCGATGCGGTCACTGGCACGCTGACGACCGTCAACCCGACCGTCTACCAGGTTGCGATGGCGAGCGACTACACCGCCAAGATTGTCCCGGCCTATGGTCAGTCCTGGCCGTCGCCGCGCGCGCAGCCCGAATCGGTGCAGATCCTGTTCAGCACCGGCTATGCCGACGCCACGAAGGTTCCCGAGCCGATCAAGACGTGGATCAAGCTGAAGGTCGGTGCGCTGTACGAGAACCGCGAGCTGGTCGCCGTCGACACGCGAATCGCGATGGTGCAGATGCCGTTCGACAGCCTGCTCGACCGCTACCGGACTTGGCTGCTGTGAAAGCCGGCGATCTCCGTCACCGCGTCCTGCTGCAGAGCCTGGGCACGACTCAGGACTCCATCGGCCAGCCGGTGATCGCCTGGGCTGACTTCGCGACCGTGTGGGGCGATGTCCGGTTTCTGAGCGGCCTGGAGACGGTCAAGGCCGACGCGCCGATCTCTGTCGCGCGCGCCTCGATCCGTATCCGATTCCTCGCTGGCGTCGTTGCGAACATGCGCGCGACCTACGACGGCCGGACGTTCGACATCAAGGCGGTCTTGCCCGATTCCACCGGCCGGCGCTTCATCGATCTCGCGTGCGAGACAGGGGCAAACAATGGCTGATTCTTTCTCAATGAAGTTGGACCTCTCGTCCTGCAACGGCTTCATCGACGCTGTCGGCCGTGGCGCGGAAGCCCAGGTGCGTCCCGCCGCGCAAGCCGCGGCGCAGGTGCTGTACGAAGAAGTTCTGTTTCGTGTTCCTACTTCGCTCAAGGGCCACTGGTTCCATGGGTCGTCGTTCAAGAAGACCGGGAAGAAGTATTACTTCGATGCAGGCTCGCTCAAGGCGGCGATCTACCAGGCGTTCAGCCCGAGCAACAGCGGCGACGCCCGAGCCACCTACCACGTCTCGTGGAACTACAAGAAGGCGCCCTACGGCCACATGGTCAACAACGGAACCCCTCGCGCGGCGGCCAAGCCGTTCCTGAGCAATGCATGGGATGCGCGGATCGATGACGCCACGAAGGCTGCTGAAGAGCGGTTCGACGAAGGATTGCAGGGCGTGATTGGAGCCGCGACATGACCGTTGAAGCCGACCTGTTCACCTTGCTGAAGGGTCTCGTCTCGAATCGCGTCTATCCCGATGTGGCCCCTGCCGGCGCCGTGACGCCATTCATCGTCTACCAGCAGATCGGCGGACAGTCGCTGCAGTTTGTGGAGCGCGCGCTTCCATCCAAGAAAAACGGGCGCTTCCAAATTGCCGTCTGGTCCGCTACGCGCGCGGAGGCTGCGTCCATCGGACTCGCCATCGAGAGCGCGATGCAGCTCGCGACCGTCTTCCAAGTCGAGGTCATCGGCGCCGCCGAGGCCGACTACGACGAGGAGACGCAACTCCGCGGCTCGCGTCAGCACTTCGGAATCTGGTCCGACCGATAGGTTACTGAGTTTCAACCCCGGCCCGCCTCGAGCGGGCTTTTTTCTGCCCGCTCCGGGCTTGTCCATCAACCCGCTTCGGCGGGTTTTTTCGTTTCTGAAAGGCCCATCATGACTGTCCGCGTTTCCAACGGCGCCACCCTGGCAATCGAAAGCGGCAGCTCTGCCGGCGTCTCGATCACCAGCATTTCCAACGCCAACCCTGCCGTAGTGACCACGGGCTCTGCTCATGGTCTGGCAACCGGCGACTTCTCCGAGATCGTCTCGGGCTGGTCGCGTCTGACCAACAAAATCTGCAGGATCACGATGCTGACGACCACGACGTTCAGTCTGGACGGCATCGACACGACTTCGACGGCCATCTACCCCGCCGGCACTGGCGGCGGCGGTTCCTCGGCGAAGGTGACCGGCTTCACCCAGCTCTCGCAGATCCTGACTGTCGCCACCAGCGGCGGCGAGCAGCAGTTCCTGACGTATCAGTTTCTCGAGGCCGATGCGCAGAAGCAGATCCCGACGTTCAAGACGCCGTTCGCCGTCACGATGTCGGTCGCCGACGACCCGACGCTGCCGGGCTTCATCCTGGCCGGTGTCGCCAACGACGACCGCCTTCCGCGCGCCGTCAAGGTCACCCTGCCCGATGGCTCGCTGATTCTCTACAACGGCTACATGTCGCTCAACCGTACTCCGTCCCTGACGGTGAACGAACTGATGGCCTGTCAGGTGACGATGGCGCTGCTGGCCGAGCCGACCCGCTACTGATATGGCGATCAAGCTGCAGCCGAACCCGACCTTCAAAGCGAAGGTCATGGTCCACATTCCGGGCAACGAGCCGGAACCTGTCGAGTTCACGTTCAAGCATCGAAATCGCAAGGCGCTGCGCGAGTACGCCGAATCGATGGAAGGCAAGAGCGATGCCGAGCTGATCATGGATCTGGCGACGGGCTGGGATCTGGCCGATGCGTTCAACGCCGCGCTGTGGGGGATGACCGTCGAGGAAGCCCGGGTGCCGCCTTTGGGTGTGTGGCCTGACAACTGGCCCGCTGCGTGCGCCTATGCGTCGATGTCGACGCAGTGGCGCATCGCGATGGGCGGCGCAACCGGCTTGGATTACGTAGCACTCGAGAGCGTGTTCCGTATGGCCGGCGTTCCTCGCCGCGACTGGCCCGAGATGCTGGCCGACATCCGAACGATGGAGCGGGTCACGCTGCTGGACATCCAGCAGAAGCGCGAGCAATCCGAGCGCGAAGAAAAACGACAGCAGCGATAGCAACCAGGGCCCGCACCACGCGGGCCCTATTCATTTGGGGCACTGATGGCCGGCAAAAAAGCACAACTGGAGTTCACCGCCGACGCATCCGGCGTTGAGGCCGGTGTAGCGAAGGCTAAGCGGTCCCTGGCTGACCTGGGGGCGACTGCCGCCTCCGAAGGCAAGAAGGCGTCGGACAGCCTGAGCAAGATGGGCGACGGGAGCGAGAAAGCTGCCGCAAAGATCGACGCCGCGACCAAGAATTCAAAGGCGGCCTTCGAGCGCTACATCGCGACTCTGGAGACCGGGAAGAAGACCGGGGTCGACTTCCTGGAGAGCCTTAGCCGGAAGCGTGGCGCTGACCTCAATGCGCTCCAGCCCCTCATCGACCAAGCGCGCGCATTTGAGGCGCAGATCAAGAAGACTACTGCAGCGACGGTCGACTTCTCCAAAGTCACCACATCGCTCGGTGCGAAAAGCACGCTTGCCGGCGCGACCACATCGCTCGGCGCTACCGATTTTCAGAAGCCCTTCGCCAATTCTCCCGCGATTGTTCCCGCGACGGTAATCCCTC